AGCAGAAGAAGGAGGGATCTATGCTGTAGGGGATCAATATGTTCTATGTGGTGATTGCGTTGAAGCAATGCGGTCTTTTCCGGATAATTCAATTTCTGCAATTGTAACAGATCCCCCTTATGGTATAGATTTTATGTCCTCCGCATGGGACTCATCAGTCCCCGGATCTGATTGGGCTAAAGAATGTTTGAGAGTATTAAAGCCCGGAGGTCATATTGTTGCTTTTGGTGCTACAAGAGCAATTCATAGGATGGTTTGTGCTTTGGAGGATGAAGGGTTTGAGATTAGAGATATGATCAATTGGCTGTACTTCTCAGGTTTTCCGAAATCACACGATATATCAAAGCAGATAGATAAGATGAAAGGAGTTGATCCTATAGATACAGGAGTACCTGATCCAAATTGCAAGGGTAGAGCAAAAAGAACAAATGAATTTGTTAATGGTTCAAATTTAGAACCAAATAGCAGAGAAAGAAATATAACAAAACCAGCTACAGAAGAAGCACAATATTGGGAAGGTTGGGGTACAGCATTAAAACCTGCCCAAGAGCCTGCGATCCTTTGCAGAAAGCCGATAGAGAAGGGTTTGAATGTATCAGAGAATGTTTTGAAATGGGGAACAGGTGCGATTAATATAGATGCTTGTAGATTTGGATATGGTGATCCTTGTTGGGTAGGAGATCCGAATCCAGTAAAAAATATGGAAGGCACTATGCGAGGAGGATCGGCAGGGCTAGGTGAGGTTATGAAAGGACAATTAAATAATGCACCTTCTGATCTAGGTCGATGGCCTGCAAATATATATCAATGTGCAAAACCTTCAAGATCAGAACGTGAAACAGGACTTGAGGATCTACAGAGTAAAGATGTAGCAGGTAAGAATGGAAATAAATATATGGGTGTTGATTCAGCAGGAACAAGATCATCAGATATAAAGAACTTTCATCCAACTGTCAAGCCTACAAAACTCATGGCATGGTTATGTAGACTTCTAACTCCAAAAGGAGGAATAGTTCTAGATACCTTTCTAGGCTCAGGAACTACTGGAGTATCTGCATCTATGGAAGGCTTTAAGTTTATAGGTACAGAGATGAATCCGGAATACTGTGATATTGCACTACAGAGAATCAAACATGCAACAGGTCATGATATAATCAAAGTAGAAGCTGTTATATTTGAGGTGTCAAATGTCTAAAGTTGGAAGACCGTTAAAGTTGAATGAGATTGTTATTCAAATGCTAGAGAAGGCTTATTCTCTGGGCATGTCTAAAAAACTTGCATGTTATCATGCTTCAGTCTCTCAATCAACATATAATACTTGGATGCAAAGAGGAGAACAGGATCGATATGATGAACTTGATTCTATATTTGCAGATCTGAATAGGAGAGTAAAAAAAGCAAAGTCAAATCATGCACTTGCAAATCTTGCTTTGATTCAGAAGGCAGCCAAAGAGGAAAAGCAATGGACCGCAGCTGCTTGGCTCCTCGAAAGAGTACACAAGGAATATCAGAAACAACCAGAGCAGATTGTCGAGGTGAATGTAGATAATAGACAGTTATCAGTTGTGCAGTTGATGAAGGAATTGCAGAACTCAGATGAAGAAATTAAAGAGTTGATCGCTAGACCTGTGATAGATCTAGATGAGGAGTAAAAGATGAATGCGAGTATAAAGAATGTTCATTTTGGGAAATGGTTGAATAGGAAGATAGGATCGAAAACGCACTTTTGCCAGAGGTTTGAGTGGAAATCTAGAGAGTTATTAAGATGGTGTCAGGGTAAGAACTTCCCAAAATCACCAGTATTATCTCAACTTCTCTATGATCTTCATCTTCATATAGGACAGGAATACACATCACTACTAGCAGAATGTCACGAGCAATTAATGAAGGATTACAAAGTATATAAACATGAGCAGGAAAAAATTAGAAGACAACTTGAGAAAGAAACAGCAACTGATTGAGTATGCAAAGAATTATCCTCTTTCTGTTTCTCTTCTTTGGGTTCCTTATTGCCACAACTGGAAAGGCATAACAGGAGAGCGGGATCGGGGTTGTGGTAGACCTATGAAAAGGATCAAAGGGGATCTGTATAGGTGTGATCATTGTGATATTACAGAGAAGAGAACATCTCAACAGCATAGCCTTCTCTCTTTGGGTTCTGAGAGTACTTTGATATCAGGAGGAAACAGAGCAGGGAAAACAGAAGTAGGAGCATGTTTATCTGTAGCCTTTGCAAGCGGTTCAAAAGAACAATATGTCAGAGATTGGTTACAACTTAATAACCTACCTCTTGATCTGGTTCCTGAAAATCCTTCTACAGTGTGGTGTGCTTCTTTGAGTTACAAAGACGGTCTAGAATACCTTAGACCAAAACTAGATAAATATCTCCCTGTAGGCACAAAGAAAACACGTTGGACTTCACAAGATCGAGCGGTTGCTATTCTTCCCAATGGTGGAAGAATCGTTTCTATGAGTTGTGATTCAGGTCGTGAGGGTTTTCAAGGTGGATCTGTCTCTATGGTGTGGATCGATGAAGAGCCAAATGATGAAGGAATATTTCATGAATGTCTTCTTAGAACAGTAGATCAGAAGGGTAAAGTCATAATTACAGCTACACCTTTGAAAGGTTTATCTTGGATGTTCGAAAGATTTGTTGAGAACCCGGCAAAGGGTTTTGAAGTTGTAAAAATATCAGGTCTAGATAATCCTTATGTATCTAGTTTTAAGATGCGTAGAACAGTATCTCATCTAACAGAAGCATCTCAAAGATCTAGATTGTTTGGTGAGTTCTCATCTCAATCCGGTCTTGTTTATCCTGAGTTCTCAAAAGATACCCATCTGATAAATATAGAAGAGATTCCTGATCACTGGAGAAGATATATATCTATTGACTTTGGATCTAGTCATCCATTTTGTGCGTTATGGGTTGCTGAGGCTCCTGCTGGTTATTACTCTTCTGATGCTACTCTGATTGTATATCGTGAGTTGTATTGGGTGAATCATACAACGATAGAATCAGGAAGAGAGATAAACAGAATCAACAAATTGCACAATGAAGAAATACATTGGTATGTAGCAGATCCTGAATCAAAAGACGGTCGTCTAACATTAGGAAGAGAATGTAATATCAGAACATTGCCTGCTCCTAAGCATCTAGGAGTAAATGAAGGGATCAACATGGTAAGAGAATATCTTCAGATTGATAAAGAAGGGAAATCTAGACTTTTATTTACGAAAGATGTAAAGAATACTTTGAGAGAGTTCAGGCTGTATAAATGGGATAATAAAAGCAAAAAGGATATCGTGAAGAAGGACAATGATCATGCAATGGACAGTTTAAGGTACATGATCATGCAATACATGAGATATAATGCACATCAATAGGAGAATACAATGAGTGATAATTATTTCGTTAGGTTATACAATGCTATATTGGGCAAGAGTTACGCAAAGCAAATAGAGAAGCCAAAAGAGGAAAACCGTGGTGCTAGTTGGAACTCTGCCGGAGGTGTAAACAATACATTCTCAGCACAGGTTTCTATGGATGCCTTTGGTATACATGGCTATACTCATGCAGGTGTCAAAAGACTATCTCAAGATCTTGCAGCCTTACCTCTTCGATTGATTAAAGGATATGGAGATCAAGCGGTTGAACTGATGGATCATCCTGTATTAGATTTGATTAGAATGCCTTCAACAGATACAGACGAATTTCTATTTAGAGAACAGATAACCATCGATCTAGTGTTATCAGGAAACTGTTATATTCTTCTCCTCGGTTCTTCTGATAGACCTGTTTCAATGGTTCGCTTACATCCTGAAGAGGTTAGAATAGTCACAGATCCACAGAAGGGTCTTGTAGGTTATGAACATAATTCTTCTGGTTCTGTAGTGATGTATCCTCCAGAAAGAATCATACATGGCAAGAATGCAGGATATCAAAAAGGACCTCAAGCATTATACGGAACAGGAGCAATACAACCACTTGCAAGAGAACTAGATGCTGATTTGAACTCTCAGAAACTTGTATCAGAAGCAACTTCAAAGGGTCGTCCTGATGTTCTTCTGTCACCTAAAGAAGATGGTGATATTTGGAATAAAGAAGTACGTAGACAGATCCTTGATCAATATAAAG